GATGGCGTGGCGGCCGCCTCGAGTCCGCTCAACTACGACGCCGGCACGAAGACCATCAGCCTGTCGACCATCGGTGACGGCCTGGTGCTGAAGATCAGCAACAAGGGCGAGACCGCGACCGCCGGCACCAACTACGAGGAGATCCCGGTGCCGGTGCCTTCTGGCAACTTCACGCTGACGGCTGTGCGCTTCGGCAGCCACATCGACAACACCGGCAGCAGCAGCACCACCTTCAACGCCTACAAGCGCACCGCCGCCGGCGTGAAGACGTCGGTGCTGACCGGTAACGCCACGCTGGCCGCCAGCGCCAGCCTGGTGGACGCCAGCGCCTCGCTGATCGCCAGCCCGACATTCACGGCCGGCGACCGGATCGGCGTTGATCTGGTGGGCGTCGGCACTGGCGCCCAGGGCCTCTTCGCACAGTTCATCTTCACCCGCTCCCCCGTCTGACCATGACCGACACCATCAAGACCAACCCCGACACCGGCGTGCGCTACTACGACGAGCCGGGGCCTCGCGAGGGGCAGAGCGTCGATCTGTTCGTGCCGGTGCGCGGCGATGTGCCGACCAATCCAAGCGGTGCGCGGTGGCCCAACCTGTTCGGCCTGCCCTACGACGGCACCCAGATCCGGTTCTACCTGAAGGGCGAACCGCAGGTGCGCGAGTACGACCCGGCGATCTTCTACGAGGAGGCCAAGTGGAGCCCTGTGGACTACCCCAACCCAAAGGCTGGCGGCCCGGTGGGCACATGGGAGGAAACGCTGGAGGTGAAGCGCCGGCCGGTGGAGGAACTGCTGAACCAGGTGGAGGCCGCCCGGCTGCAAGCCAACGCTCGGCTCTATCCCTCGAATGAGGATCCGATGCTGGCCGTGCTGCTGGCAGAGGCCATCAGGCGTGACCAGGAGGGCACGGCAACGGCCACCATGATCGACCTGCTGCAGCGGCATCAGTCGCTCGTGGCCGCTGGCTACACCAACATCGAGCGTGCGGCGGAACTGCGGGCCCAGATCCAGGCGGGCGAACCGTTCGATCTGTCTGCCGGCTGGGTGAATGAGCTGTCGTGATGAGTGGAGACGCGGGCCCTATGCGGGAGGCAATCGGATGTTGATCGTTCCAAGGCGGAAGGTGGGGCAGACACCATGGACCCCTGCGCAGATCACGACTGCGCTGTGGCTTGATGCTGCGGATGCCGCAACGATCACGACCGTCAGTAGCGCCGTGTCTCAGTGGAACGACAAGAGCGGCAATGGCCGAAACGTGAGCCAGTCCACGGCATCATTTCGCCCAACGTATCCATCCAACATTCTCAATGGGCTTCCGGCTGTCAGGTTTGACGGTACGGACGACAGGCTGCAGACCGCATCGGCGTTCTTCACCACAAGAGCCCTTGCGATGTACGTTGTTGCAAGAAACAGGAATCTTACGGGTGACTCAACACTGGCAGGGCAGGAACTTGCAACCAATAACAACAGGTACATCTTTTTTACCAGTTCCAGCACGGCAAATCGCCTAATGCTCCTGCTTTGCGATAGCAGCTCAACAACTTTATCTGGTACGCCCACAAGTTCATTTTACATCTACGAGTACGAGCAAAGCGGAAGCATTGTCAGCCTTAGGGCCAATGGCGACACAGCAACGACGAATTCATCTCAATCCACCACTAATCTTGCATCTACTCCGTTGGTGTTTGGTGCGCAGAGAACAGATGGCGGCGGCTTTGGAGCGGTTGACATTGGCGAAGTCGTCTGCCTGCCGAGTCAGCCATCGGACGCTGTTCGTCAGCGGGTTGAGGGCTACCTTGCCCACAAGTGGGGCCTGACCGGCAGCCTACCTGCGGGGCACCCGTACAAGACATCACCGCCCTACGTCTGATGACCAGCCGCCGCACCCCGCTCCGCAACGCGATCGTCGCCCGCCTCCAGGCCGCGGTGCCGGCGGTCCAGGGGCGCGCCTATTCCGGCCGGCTGATGAGCCTGGAGGAGCAGGACCTGCCCGCGATCGTCGTGCACACGCGCGAGCCCGAGAAGGTCATCGCCAGATCCAGCTCCGGCTGGAACGGGTTCGAGGAGCGGAGCTGCATCGTCTCGGTGGTCTGCGTGGCCCAGAGCTTCGACGACATCGACGCCACCCTGGACGGCCTGGCCGATGCGGTCGAGACCGCTCTCCAGTCCTGGGTCATCCCCGGATTCGAGTCGAGCGACGCCTTGCTGCTGGACACCGCCTCCGACCCGCCGGAGTTCGAGGGCGGCCTGACCACTGGCGCCACGACCCTCCGCTACCAGGTGGACTACACCACCCCCTACCGCGACTGCAGCGACCCCTATGTGGATCCCAGCCTGGATGACATCCTGCGGTCCGGTGCCTACCCAGGCGGGCAGGTGACTCCGGGCTGCCCGGGTGGCAACACCGGCACGGCATGCCCCATCCCAGGGGCTACCTTCATCTCAGACGGAGAGCAGATCAACTGATGGCCACCACACGTCGCAAGCGCACGCCAGCCAAGGCCGCAGCGCCGCAGGATCTCCCGATCAACACCGCCGCCCTGGCGGCCTTCCTGACCGACGGCGCGGCCGATGCGGAACCCGCCCAGCTGGAGCAGGTGCTGGATCTCTCGCAGCAGGCTGCAGAGGCGTTCATCGGCCACCCGATCGGTGATGCTGCGCCCCACCCGATCCGGCACGGCGTGCTGCTGCTGGCCGCCCATCTCCTGCTGCTCGAGGAGCACCAGGACGAGCCGCCGGCCGCGGCCGACATCCCCCTCGTGATCCGCTACCTCTGGCGCTCCCATGCTCAGCCTGCTGCGGTCTGATCGCCACACCTCTGGCATCGGTTCGCCCGAGGCGACGGACCACGCGCGCCGCCTGGCCAACGTGGCTCGCTACGGCGTGGTCCGCGAGGTGGACTACAGCGGCGAGACTGCTGGGTTCCCGGCGCTGCGCGTCGAGCTCCAGAACGGGGAGATCCTGTCCGACTGGGTGCCATGGTTCACCCCGCGCGCGGGCGGTGACGTGGTGTGGGATCCGCCGGAGGTGGATGAGGTGGTGCTGCTGCTGGCCCCGTCGGGCGAGCTCGGGGCCGGCGTGGCCATCCCTGGCCTGTTCAGCGACGGCAACGCCAACGGCGACCGCGCAGGCCTGCACCGCCGCACCTACGGCGACGGCACGGTGGTCGAGTACGACCGCGACAGCAACACCCTCACGGTCGACGCCACGGGGTCCAGCGGCACCGTGCTGATCAAGGCCCAAGCCGTCACTCTGGAGGCTGACACGGTGTCGGTAACGGCCGAGTCGACCACGATCCAGGGCGGCCCCATCCACCTGAACCCCTGAGCTCCATGCCACACGTCATCCGCCTCGGCGATCCTGGCTCCCACGGCGGCACGGTGGTGACCGCGAGCGGTGACGTGAAGGCCAACGGCATCGGGGTGGCTCGCATCGGCGACACCTACGACTGCCTGGAGCACGGGCCCAACCCGATCGCCTCCGGCAGCCCCGACACCTACGCCAACGGCCGCCGGGTCGCCAGAGTGGGTGACACCACCGCCTGCGGCGCCACGCTGCTCGGCGGCAGCCCTGACGTGGAGGTGAACTGATGGCCGGCATGAACCGCCGCACCGGGGAAGCCCTGGCCGGCTTCGATCACCTGCGGCAGTCGATCGAGGACATCCTGTCCACGCCCGTCGGCACCCGCGTGCACCGGCGGGACTACGGCTCCCGGCTGCCGCGGCTCGTCGACCGGCCGGTGAACCAGTCCCTCGTGGCGGATCTGGTGGCGGCCACCGCCGAGGCGCTCGATCGCTGGGAGCCGCGCCTGCGCCTGGAGCAGGTCAACATCGATTCCGTCACGGCCGAGGGGCAGATCACCCTTAGCCTGGTCGGGTACTACCTGCTCAACGGCGAGCGCGTCACCCTGGAGGGGCTGGTGATCTGATGGCGACCATCGACTTCAGCTCCATCCCGGCGCCCGAGATCATCGAGCCGCTGGACTACGAAACGATCCTGGCGGACCTGCTCGCAGACCTGCAGGCGCGCGACCCCAGCTACACGGAGATCCTCGAGTCGGATCCCGGCGTGAAGCTGCTGGAAGTAATGGCCGCGCGCGAGCTGATCTTGCGGCAGCGAATCAACGACGCCTTGCAGGCCACCCTGCTGCGCTACGCCATGGCCGGGGACCTGGACAACCTGGCGGCGTTCTACGGCGTGACGCGGCTGACCGATGAGGGGGATGAGGCGCTGCGGCTGCGGGTGATCGAGCGGATCATGGGCAGCAGCACCGCCGGCGGCGCCGCCTGGTACCGCTACCAGGCGCTGAGCGCCAGCGAGCTGGTGCGTGATGCCGCCGTCTCCAGCCCCGCCCCGGGCGAGGTGCTGGTCAGCATCCTCTCGACCCAGGGCAACGGCACGCCCACCAGCCAGCTGCTCAGCCTGGTGGACGACACGCTGCAGGATGACGCGGTGCGGGTCATCACGGACACGGTGACGGTGGCCGGAGCCACGATCATCACGGTGCCCGTGACGGCCCAGGTCTACCTCTACCCTGACACCCCGATCGAGGTGTTCAACAACCTCCAGGCCACCCTGGCCGCGGCGTTCACCGCAGCGTCGGGTCTGGGCTGGGACGTGACGCGATCGTGGCTGATCGCCCAGCTGCACCCGGCCGGCGTGCAGCGCGTGGTCCTGAGCGCACCGGCGGCCGACGTGGTGTGCGGGCCCAGTCAGGCCCCGGCGCTGGGAGCGATCACGCTCACCATGGCAGGGCGTGATCGATGAGCCGGTTCGACCTGCTGCCGCCCAACTCCACGCAGTTCGAGCGCGACGTTTCCCGCACGGTCTCCAGCCTGCAACGGGCCGGCGGCCCGGTCCCGGTCATCCGCACCGCGAAGCGCGTCGACATCCCCGACAGCGTGGTGCCGTGGCTGATCTACGAGTACGGCCTGGGCGAGATCCTGCCGTACCTCGGCAACGATCAGCGGCGGGCCGTGGCCGAGGGCGTGCTGTGGCAGCGCATCCGTGGGACGCCGGAGTCGATCGCGATTGCCCTGGGCTGGATTGGCCTGCAGGGCACGATCGACGAAAGCGAGGGCGGCAGCTACCGCTGGTCCGAGTTTCAGATCGGCCTGCCTGCTGCGACGCAGGGCGAGGCGATCATCAACGACATCGTGGGCGTGGCGCGGATCAGCGCGCCGGTACGCTCCCGGCTGCAGCGCATCTACGCGGTCTACGACTTCCGCCGGTTCGTGCTGGACGACAGCCTGCTGTCGGATGGCGGCATGCTGTCGGATCACAGCGGCGTGCGGCCGCGGCCGGACTGGCCGCAGATCAGTTACGGCCAGGCGCTCTCCGCCCTGGTGGATGGCAGCGCCACCGTGTCGCAAGCGCACACCGCATGCGCTGGGGCGCTGGTCATCGCGGACGACGTGTTCCGCCTGGATCATTCCCTGCTGGATGAGGAATGGCATCTGCTCAACCTGCCGGGACTGCTCACCGAGACCATTGGCCTGAGCGCTGTGTACGAGGGGCAGACGTGGGAATGGTTCGACTGGCTCGATCAGTCATGGCCCACGCCCAACGTGCTGGTGTTCAGCGGCATGGGAACGGAAACGAGCACGCCCCCCGCCGCGCTGGTCCTGCACATGGACGGCGCCAACGGCTCAACGCTGTTCGTGAACGATGCGCAGACGAACACGCTGACCGCAGAGGTCTACGGAGCGGCGCGGATCGTCGATGACTTCGTGAAGTGGGGGACGGGATCCGCGCGCTTCAGCTGGCCACCGGCGGAGTTCGGTTACACCGGCCATGCGATTGCGTTCGATCATCCGCTGCTGGCGCCGGGAACTGGGGACTTTACGATCGCGGCCTGGATCTACGTGCCGGGATCGCTGGGCATCGTCGAAACGATCATCCAGCTCCCATCCGGCAGCCCGGGGATGGCCGGCAGGCTGTTTGGGCAGTACGTGAACGCGACAACGTTCGACCTGCAATGGGTCAACTTCGCAGCCGGATTGACCTACTCTTCGCCGATCACGTTCAACGCCTGGCACCATGTCCAACTGGTGCGCGAGAACGGCGTGATCAAAATGGCAGTGGATGGAGTGCCATCGGCCACGACAGTCGCCGACACTTTCAACTACAACTACAACCCTGGATTCTCGGGCCGCAAGACCATCATCGGCAACTACACCACCGGGTCTACCTATGGTTTCGGTGGGCGGATTGATGATCTCGTCTACACCGTTGGGCACGCTCTGCCGCTTGTGGTTCCCACCGGCCCGTATCCGAACACCTGACCTCCTAGCACCCGTCCGCAGCGTTCATCTGATCCCTCCCCTCGGCCTATACTCGACCCAGGAGCCTGGCGCACATGGCTGCAGTATTGACCACGAGCGGCCGCATCGGCATCGCCACGGCGATCAAGGCTCGCACCGCTCATCACCTGGCGTGGGGGTCTGGAGACCCAGCATGGGGCAGCAACCCGCCCTCGCCGCCCGGCGACGCCTCGGCGTTGGTGGCAGAGGTTGCGCGACGCAAGGCCACTCAGGTGGAGTTCTGTGTCGCCGATCCAGCTGGCGCGATCAGCGTGCCCGAGGGGCGCTTCAGCATCTCAGCCTCGCCGACCCGGGCTCTCTACTTCAAGTTCCACTTCGAGTTTGAGGAAGGCGTCGGCAGCACGATCCGCGAGCTGGGAATCTTCCTCGACACGGTGGCCGCCGCCGGTGTGCCGAGCGGTCAGTTCTACCTCACCCCAGCACAGGTCGCCCAGCAGGGCACCATGCTGGTCCTGGAGCGGCGCCCGCCTATCGTGCGCGAGGTGACCACCCGTCAGCTGTTCGAGTACGTGGTGCTGTTCTGATGACGCTGCCTGGCTACTACAACCGCTTCACGCCGTCGGATCGCTACGACGAGCTCCTGTTCCGCGCTGGCAAGGGCCTGCAGTCCGCGGAGCTGAACGAGGTCCAGAGCACGGTGATCGACCGCTTGAAGCGGATCGGTGACTCGATCTGGCGCGACGGCTCGGTGATCAGCGGCACCCCGCCAGGGATCGATCAGATCACCGGCGCCATCACCTGCCCGCAGTCCCTGATCTACCTGCGCGGGGCCGTGCGCGACGTGCCCGCGCGCTCGTTCACGATCCCGACCACTGGCCTGGTGCGCGTCGGCGTCTACCTCCTGCTGGAAGAGATCACGGAGGTTCAGAACGCAGCGCTGCGAGACCCGGCAACCGGCACCCGCAACTACAACGAGCCCGGCGCCGGCCGACTGCGCGTCACCCCCACCTGGGGCCGCGAGGGCGATGGCAGCACTGGCGAGTTCTACCCCGTCTGGGTGGTGATCGATGGCGCCTTGCTGAACCAGAGCGGCGCCGGTGCCGGTGATGCGTTCAGCGAGGCGCTGGCGCGCTACGACCGGGAGAGCAACGGCGGCTACATCGTCTCGGGCCTGAGCGTCACGGCGCTCGGCCTGGCCGCTGGCGTGAACGCCTTCACCGTGCGCGATGGCGTCGGCAACGTCTACGGCTACAAGGTGGACAAGCCGGCCGCCACGCGCCTCACCTACGCCGAGGATCCCGACCTGGAGACGGTCGACTCGGAGCCCGACACCTTCACCGGCGCCACCGGTGGCAGCGCCACCATCCAGCTCAACCGGTTCCCGGTGGAGTCCATCCTGGAGGTGGTGATCCAGCGGGAGAAGACCGTCACGATCACCCACGGCACCAGCGGCGGCCAGGACACGCTGCCCGACGTGTCGGTGCTCTCGATCCAGAGCATCACCCAGGGCGGCACCACCTACACCGCCACGACCGACTACTTCCTGAACGGCGACAAGGTGGACTGGAGCCCGGCCGGCGCAGAGCCTGCGTCCGGCTCCACCTACTCGATCACCTACCGCTACCTGGGCCCCGTCACGCCATCGGCCGTGAACCTCCAGGCCGGCAGCTTCACGGTGACCGGCGCCGTGAATGGCTCGATCGTGCTCACCGACTACCGGTGGAAGCTGCCACGATTCGATCGGCTGTGCATGGACCGCGACGGCGGTTTCCAGCGAGTGAAGGGCGTCAGCAGCCGCTTCGTGGCCCTGCCGCCTGCGGTGCCCAGCAACCTGCTCAGCCTGGCCACGATCGAGCAGCGGTGGGGGCTCACCCCAGTGGTCAGCAATGACGGCATCCGCGCGATCCCGTTCGACCAGCTGGAGCGCATGCGGTCGCTGATCATCGACCTGTTCGACCTGGTGGCGGTTGAGCGGCTGAAGAGCGACGTGAGCAGCCGGGAGCCGAGCAGCAAGCGCGGCGTCTTCGTCGACCCGTTCATCGACGATGACCTTCGCGACCAGGGCATCACCCAGACCGCCGCCATCGCAGACGGCGTGCTGCAGCTGCCGATCGCACCGCGCACCTTCCAGGCGCCGACCAACAACGGCCAGAGCTGGATGCTGCAGTTCACTGAGCAGGTCATCCTGGAGCAGACGCGCCGCACCGGCAGCAGCCCGATCAACCCCTACCAGGCGTTCGATCCGATCCCGGCTGCCGTCACCCTGAATCCGTCGGTCGACCGGTTCACGGACGTGCAGACCATCTGGACATCGCCCGCGACACAGCAGGTGCTGACCCGGCTGGGCTCCGCGCGGTCCTTCTCCATCGCTGGAGTGAGCAGCACCACCCGCACGGAGCTGCTGAGCGAAAGCCAGCGGCCGGCGCAGTTCCTCCGGCAGATCACGATCTCGTTCACCGTCGACGGGTTCGACCCTGGCGAGACCCTCTCTCAGGTGCTGTTCGACGGCATCAACGTCACCCCGGCCTGATCCATGCCCCTCACCGCCAACTCTGCAGGCCAGATCACTGGCACGATCACGATTCCGGCCAACGTCCCGGTCGGCTCGAAACGGGTTGCCTTCACCGGTAGCCAGGGCAGCTTCGGCGCCGCCCGGTTCATCGGGGAGGGCACGATCCTCACCCGCGCCCAGCGGCAGCTGACCACCATCGAGACCCGCTTCTGGGATCCGCTGGCGCAGACCTTCCGGCTGGACCAGGGCAGGCACCTCACGGCGATCGACTTCTGGTTCACCGCCAAGGGCAGCAGCTCGAACAAGGTGATCCTGGAGATCCGCGAGACGGAGCTGGGCCTCCCCAACGCTGTGACCCTGGCCGAAGGCGTGCTGCAGGGAAGCGCGATCACCACCGGCGGCTGGAACAAGGTGACCCTGACCCGGCCGGTCTACCTGGAGGCCGGGGTCGAATACGCCATGGTGCTGCTGACCGATGACGCCACCCACGCGGTGGGCCTGGCGGAGCTCGGGAAGTTCGACGCCACCGCGAACCAGTTCGTCACCTCCCAGCCGTACACGATCGGCACGCTGCTGAAGAGCAGCAACGCATCGAGCTGGACGCCGGTGCAGGAGGCCGACCTGGCGTTCCGCATGTACGGCGCGGCGTTCACCGCCACCACCCGCACCGTGAACCTGGGAACGATCCGGGCGGCGGTGATCACCCAGCTGGTGCGGCAGAGCGACAACGTCTGGCAGGCGACCACCGATCAGCCTCACGGCCTGGCGGTGGGCGGCAATGCAGTGATCTCCGGCGCCACGCCTGCTGAGCTGAACGGCACCTTCACTGTCGCCACGGTGGTCTCGCCCACCGTGTTCCGCATCCCGATCGGCGCCTTCGGTGGGCCGCATCCTGCATCACCGGCGACGGGCACGATCCTGCTGAACATCCCCAACGTCACCGACCTCGTGGCGCTGGCCGGTGTGGAGCGCGTCGGCGCCGCCACCGACGTGGAGTTCATCTTCACCCGGCCGGATGGCAGCGAGATCCGCGGGGCAGAGAACGCCCGCATCGCGCTGGCGGAGGCGATCAACGTCCCGCTCACCCTGTCGGCGATCCTGCGCGGCACCGCGACCCAAAGCCCGACCCTGTTCGCCGGCACACAGGCCCTCTACGGGGACATCCAGGAGACCGCCGACTATGTGACCCGGGCGATCCCGTGCGCCGCGGGCGCGCGCGTGTCCTGCACCTTCGAGGCCTTGCTGCCCGGTGGCTCCAGCGTCACGGTCGAGTTCCAGAAGGCGGACAACACCTGGCAGACCGTCAGCCTGACCAGCAGCTCCGCAGTGGGCGATGGCTGGGTGGAGCAGGTCTACACCGTGGCCAACTTCGCTGCCGGCGGCACGACCACTCGCGCGAGACTCACCCTGTCCGGCTCTGCCGCTGCGCGGCCGCAGCTGCGCCAGCTCCGCCTCGTGGTGATCTGACATGCCGATCGACGACCGCACAGCGAACCGCAGCTACCAGCTGCCGAACGCAGCGAACCTGCTGAGCGAGGACGTGGTGCGGCTGCGCGCTGCGCTGCAGGCGATCGATGCCGACATCTTCGCGCGCTACACCAGGGCCGAGGTCGATCAGCTGCTGGCCAACCTGATCAACAGCGCACCCGGCGCGCTCGACACGCTGAACGAGCTCGCGGCTGCGATGGGGAACGACCCCAACTTCAGCGCGACGGTCATCAACGCCCTGGCGCTCAAGGCTCCACTCGCAAGCCCCTCGCTCACCGGCACACCCACGGCCCCGACCGCTGCGCCCGACACCAACACCACGCAGCTGGCGACCACGGCCTGGGTGATCGCCCAGGCCTACCTCAAGGCGTCCACCGCGGCCTCGACCTACGCCCCGCTGGCCAGCCCGGTGTTCACCGGAACGCCTCGGCTGCCGAACCTGAACGGCGGCGCGCTGGGCGGCCTGCGCAACGTGCTGATTAATGGATCGTTCAGCGTGTGGCAGCGAGGCACGTCGTTCACCAATCCCAGCAACCCGACCTACCTGGCGGATCGGTGGGTGCTCAGCTACGACGGCACCGGCGCCGCGCGCACGGTCTCGCGCCAGGTTCACAACCCGGTCGGTGAGCTGTGGCAGCCGCCGCTGGCGCTGGCTGGCCAGCCAATCACCTCCGGGCAGCAATGGTTCCTGCGGTATCAGCAGACCACCGCCGGCAGCGGCGGCACGTTCACGTCGCTGCTGCAGAAGATCCCCCGCGTGACGACCCTGGCAGGTCGTCAGGTCACGCTCTCTTTCCTGGCCCGAGCTGGTGGCCTGCTGTCGCTGCCCGCCATCCAGCTGCTGCAGTATTTCGGCACCGGCGGCAGCCCGTCGAGCGCGGTCTTTACCTCAGTCGCCACCAACATCGGGCTCGACACCCAGTGGACCCTCTTCACGTTCACCTTGACGCTGCCCGCCATCGCGTCGGGCGCCACCCTCGGCACTAACGAGGATGACTGGCTGGGCCTCGACTTCGTGCTGCCATCCAACGCGGTCTACCAGGTGGACCTCGCGAACGTGCAGCTGGAGGTGGGCCCGATCGCAACGCCATTCGAGAGCAGGCCGCGAGACTTTGAGCGGCAGCTGTGCCTGCCCTTCGGTCAGTGGGTGCCGTTCAACATGCACTTCTACGCCTCGTTCGCCGGCCAATACCTGGAAACGTCACTGTTCTGGCAGGCGATGCGCAAAACACCCACTGCCAGCGTTCTGGTCGCCGATCCGTACACAACGCAGGCGAACTTCAACAACTCCCAGAACTTCATCGGCAGGCTGACGCCTAACGGAGGATCCTGCATCCTGCAAGCGACGGCGGGCAGCAACTCGGCCTACGTCACCGGCTACCGCGCCTGGCTCGATGCAGAGCTCTAGGCCGCTGCTCGTAGAATCACCCTGCAGGGAGGACCCTCACCCATGACCACCAGCTTTCTCCACGGCGTGGAGGTGCTCCAGATCGACACTGGAGCCCGCCCGATCCAGACCATCCGATCCTCGGTGGTCGGCATTGTCGGCACGGCGCCCGATGCGGACGCCGGCGCGTTCCCGCTCAACACCCCCGTGCTCGTCACCACTCGCAGCGAGTGGGCGAGCCTCGGCAGTGGCGGCACCCTGCCGTCGGCGCTCGATCTGATCTACGACCAGGCCGGCGCCGTGGTGGTCATCATCCGCATCGCGGCCGGCGCCGATGACGAGGCCACGATGACCAACGTGGTCGGCGGGGTGAACGTCAGCACCGGCGCCTATGAAGGCGTCCAGGCGTTCCTCGCTGCCGAGAACGCCGTGGGCTTCGCTCCCAAGGTGCTGATCGCTCCGGGCTTCACGCACCAGCGCCACGCGAATGGCATCCTGAGCATCCCGGTCACCACCCAGGGCAGCGGCTACACCACCGCCCCGGCCGTGACCATCGCAGCCCCTGCAGCCGGCGGCATCCAGGCCACCGCCGTGGCGGTGCTGGGCACCGGCGCCAACGCCGGCAAGGTGGTCTCGATCCAGATCACCAACCCTGGCCAGGGTTACACCAGTAACCCGACCGTGACGATCGGCGCACCGCCGAGCGGCGGCGTGCAGGCTGTGGCCGGCACCGCGAACCGCGGCACCGTGCGGAACCGGGTCGTGGCGGAGCTGCTGGGCATCGCGCAGCGCATGCGCGCGGTGGTGATCGCCGACGGCCCCAACACCACCGACGCCGCGGCCATCCAGGTGGCCGATGACTTCGGCTCCGATCGCGTCTACCTGATCGATCCCTGGGTGCTGTCCAACACCACCTCGATTCCGGCCTCGCCTGCAGTGGCTGGCCTGATCAACCGGGTCGACAACGAGCGCGGGTTCTGGTGGAGCCCCTCGAACAACGAGATCGCCGGCATCACCGGCACCGCGCGCGCGATCGACTTTACCCTGGGCGACACCACCTCCCGGGCCAACCTGCTGAACGAGCGGAAGGTGGCGACCATCATCCGCGAGGACGGCTTCAGGCTGTGGGGCAACCGCACCCTGAGCAGCGATCCGAAGTACGCCTTCCTCAGCGTGCGGCGCACCGCCGACATGATCAACGAGTCGATCCTGCGCGGCCACCTCTGGGCCGTCGATCGCTGCATCACCGCCACCTACCTCGAGGAGGTGATGGAGTCGGTGCGGGGCTACCTCCGCAGCCTCAAGGCCCGCGGCGCCATCCTCGGTGGCGACGTGTGGGTGGATCCCGAGCTCAACACCCCGACGGACATCGCCAACGGCAACGTCACGTTCGACTTCGAGTTCACGCCTCCCTATCCCGCCGAGCGGGTCACGTTCCGCAGCCACCTGGTCAACACCTACGTGGTCGACCTGTTCCGCTGATCCCGTCCACTGCACACCCACCGGACTGACCCATGGCCCAGATCCCCCGCATCCTGAAGAACTTCAGCCTGTTCGTCGACGGCCGCGGCCTCGCCGGCACTATCGACACCCTCACCCTGCCCACCCTCACGGTGGCCATGGAGGAGGTGCGCGCCGGCGGCATGGATGCCCCCGTCGAGCACGACATGGGCATGGAGAAGCTGGAGGCCTCGTTCAGCCTCTACGAATACAACCCGGACATGGTGGCCCTCTACGGCCTGGCCGCCGCCGACAAGCAGCTCACCGCCCGTGGCGCCATGCGCCGCGATGGGGAGGATGCCGTTGCGGTGGTGGTGAACATGACCGGCGGCGTGAAGCAGCTGGAGCCCGGCGACTGGAAGGCTGGCGACATGACCAGCCCCACCTTCACCGTGGGTCTGCGCTACTTCAAGCTGACCATCGGCGGCCGTGAGCTGGTCGAGATCGACAAGATCAACATGGTGCGCCGCATCGACGGCGTGGACCAGCTCGCCACCATCCGTTCCGCGATCGGGGTCTGATAGATGGCAATCGACAAGCGTCCAGTCGTCAAGGTCAACCTGGAGTTTCCCGTCACGATCTCCGGCGTGGAGGTGCAGCACCTCACCATGCGCCGGCCGAAGGTGCGGGACGAGGTGGCGTTCACGAAGCACAGCGGCGACGATGCAGACAAGACCCTCTTCCTGCTCGCCTCGCTGTGTGAGGTGACGATCGACGACCTGCTGGAGCTGGACGCTTCAGACCTCGGCAAGCTGGAGTCGCAATACGCGGCTTTCAAGGGGGCCAGGCCTCAGAGTCGGAGCTGAGGCGCGCGGTCATCGCGCTGTCCAAGGCGACGACCTGGGGCCTGGCTGACATCCTGGAGCTCGACCTCGACGAGTTCTGGTCATGGGTGACCGAGGCAATCGAGTTCCAGAATGAACTGAACCAGACGAAGCCATGATCCAGGGCGGCATCAGCAAGGTCACAGTCGAGATCGGCGGCAAGGTTGCCGCTTCTCTCGCTGCATCGGTGCGCAGCGCGCAGATGCAGGTGTCGACGTTCGGCCGCAACGTCTCGCGGACGATGAACGACGCGGCGACCGCCAGCCGCAAGAGCTTCAAGAACGTCTTCGACTCGGCCCTCTGGCAGCAGGCAACGATCGGGGCAACGGCATTCGCTGGCGCCATCGGCCTGTCGGTGAAGGCCGCGATGGAGTTCGACAAGAGCATGGCCGACGTGAAGAAGGCCATCGACTTCAAGGAGGGCGAGCAAGGCCTGAAGCGGTTCAGCAACCAGCTGATCAAGCTGTCCACCGAGCTGCCGTACACCGCGGCGCAGCTGAGCCAGATCGCAGCATCCGCCGGCTTCGCTGGCTACGCCGAGGACGAGATCATCCCGTTCACGCGCGCGGCAGCGCGAATGGGCGTGGCGTTCCAGATGACGGCAGAGCAGGCCGGCGACGCAATGGTGGCGCTGCGGGCCTCAATGGGCCTCACGCAGCCGCAGGTCGAGAGCCTGGGCGACGCCATCAACTACCTCTCGGACAAGTTCCAAGGCACGGTGAACGCCGCCGACCTGACCGAGGTGACGCGCCGGATCGGCGCCATCGGCAAGGCCGCCGGCCTCACCTCCGAGCAGGTGGCGGGGATGGGCGCCGCGTTCCTGGCCAGCGGCACGCCGGCGGAGGTGGCCGCCACCGGCCTGAAGAACTTCCTGAACGCCCTCACCAAGGGCAGCCAGGCCACGCAGAACCAGACCTTTGCGCTCGCCACCCTGTTCAGCGGGGAGGACATGGCGGACACGCTGAAGCGCGGGAAGGGCGCCGCGAAGAAGGAGGCGAAGAAGGCCGCGATCGAGATTTCCGAGGAGCTGGCCAAGGGGATGCAGACCGCGCCGGAGGCGACGATCAAGAGCGTCCTCGAGCGCATGACCAAGCTGCCGAAGGAGCAGCAGGTCAGCATCGCTGGCGCCCTGTTCGGCGAGGAGAGCAAGTCGGCGATCATGCCGCTGCTGACCAACCTGAAGCTGGTCGACCAGGCGTTCGACCTGGTGCGGGAGAAGTCGGCGTTTGCCGGCTCGATGCAGAAGGAGTTCGCCAACCAGATGGGCACCGCCTCAGCGCAGGCGACCATCTTCCGCAACGGCGTGAACGCCCTCGGCATCAGCATCGGGACCGCGATCCTGCCGAGCCTGAACGCCATCATGAAGGCCATCGGCCCGGTGCTCGTCCGCTTCGCCGAGTTCGCTCAGCAGAACCAGGGCCTCGTCACCGGCATCGTCCTGGTCGGTGGTGCACTGGCTGGGCTGGTGATCGCCCTGCCGGTGATCGCTGGGGTGATCACCGCGATCGGCACCCTGAAGACCGCCTTCATCGCGGCGAAGGCTGCAGTGGTGGCGATGAACGTGGGCGGGCTCATCGCCGGCTGGCTACCTGCGATCGGCACCCTCGGCACTGCGTTCGGCGCCGCCATGCTGCCCCTGCTGCCGTGGATCGCGCTGATCGCCGGCATCGGCGTTGGCATCTTCCTGCTGGTGAAGCACTGGGACAAGGTGAAGGAAGCCGCCGGCCGTGCATGGCAGGGCATCGTCGAGAAGTGGGGCAGGTTCACCGAGTGGATCGGCGGCATGTTCAACCAGGCGCTCGGCGTGATCCGCGCCTGGGCGCCCAAGGTGCTGAGCGTGATGTTCCCCATCCCGGCCGCGATCATCCGCATGTTCCAGGAGGGCAACATCGGGCAGCGGATCATCACCGGCATCATCGACGGGCTGAAGGCCAAGGCCGCAGGCCTGTTCGGCTGGGTGAGCGGGGCATGGGCCCGGATCCGTGGCATCGTCGGCGGTGGAGACTCGGCGCCCGCACCCGCGGCGCCATCGCTGCCGGTCACCCCACCGGGCCGCGCCAATGGCGGCACCGTCCGCGCAGGCAACCCCTACGTGGTGGGCGAGCGGCGGCGGGAGCTGTTCGTGCCCGGCATGGATGGGGCGATCATCCCCAAGATCGCCCGGCCCGTCACTGCAGCCGCGCTGGCGTCCCTCATGGCGGCGCCTGCGCCTGCTGCTGTGATCGCCCCCCAGGCGCCGGCTGCCCCCGCTCCCTCAGCGGCTGCACGATCGATCACGGTGCATGCGCCGGTCACGATCCACGCTGCCGGCGGTGATGCGCAAGGCATCCGCGATCAGGTTCGCCTGGCCTTTGCCGACATCCAGCGCGAGCTCGAGGCCGCGCATCGCACCCTGCTCAGCGACTGATCACCATGGCCGCTCGTCCCCTGTTCCAGCTCGGCTCGTTCCAGTTCGACCTCCCGAACGGTGCGCCGCAGACCCTCGACCGGGATGCGGAGTACCGCTGGGAGCTGATCGATCGGATCAGCCGCGAGCCGGCGGCGCAGTTCATCGGCCCCGGCCGCCAGGAGATCACCCTGGAGGGCACTCTCTACCCCGGCCTGACGGGCCGCCAGTCCACGCTGGAGACGCTGCGCACGCTGGCGGCAACGGGCCAGCCGCAGATGCTGTCGGATGGCCTGGGCAAGGTCTACGGCCGCTGGGCCCTCACGCGCGTGCGCGAGGGGCAGGCGGTGTTCGCACCCGGCGGCGGCGCCCGCAAGGTCGGGTTCACCCTCAGCCTGGTTCGCTACGGCGAGGATCGCCCCGGGCAGGCCGCCAGCCCGAGCAGCACCAGCGCGACCAGCAACCCCTCGGCAGTCAGCACGGTGCAGCAGGCGCTGAACGGCGTCACCGCGCAGACCGGCGCAGGCTCGGCGTTCAAGGCGCTCGACTGGGCGACCAGCACCGCCGGCAATGCAGCGCGAGGCGCGGGCCTGCAGCTCGGCCAGATCGGGGCCATCACCGCCTCGATCGCCAACCGGGACTACGTGGGCGCCGCGCTGAATGCGTTCGGCCTCAGCAACCTCTCTGGCGCGCAGCAGAGCGTCTGGGCGCAGCTGGGCATCAATGCCGCGCAGCTGGGCCAGCAGATGCTCCAAGGCCGCGCAGCGCCCACCATCGCGGTCGCGCTCGATGCACTGCGGCCCGCCACCACCGCCATGCTCCAGACGCTCGGCGGTGGGGCCCAGGGCGGCGCCGCGCTGGCCAACCTGGTGCGCGATGCTTCGACAATCGGGACCATGCTGGATGTCGACCCTCGCATCACTGAGGCCGTGCGTCAGGTGATCCGCCCATGAGCCAGCTCTACGTCACCCGGCAGTTCGACATGGTGGACGACATCTGCTGGCGGTTCTACGGCCGCACGCAGCAGACCGTCGAGGCGGTGTTGCAGATCAACCCCGGCCTGGCGGACATCGCGCCGATCCTGCCGGCGGGCCTGGAGCTCCTGCTGCCTGATCTCCCTGCGCCAGAGTCCACCGAGACGCTGCGGATCTGGGACGGCTGATGAGCACACCCGCCTTCCGCATCGAAGCCGATGGCGCCGACATCACGGCGCAGATCAGCGACCGGCTCGACCGCCTCACCGTCACGGACGAGGCCGGCCAGAAGTCGGACGCGCTGGAGATCCGGCTGGACGATCGCGACCGCCTGCTGCAGGTGCCGGCCAGCGGAACCTGGCTGCGGCTCTACCTGGGCTACGACCGGCCGGTCTACGTCGGCGCCTACGCCGTCGACGAGGTGGAGGTGACCGGCGGGCCGCGGGTGATGACGATCAAGGCCACGGCCGCCAACACCGCGCCGGAGCTGCTGCGGGAGCTGCGCACCAAGAGCTGGCACGACACCACCCTGCGGGAGGTGGCGCAGCAGATCGCCACCACGAACGGCCTGCGGCTGGTCGAGATCCAGAACGCTGGCGCAGCGCAGATCAAGCACGAGGACCAGACGAACGAGAGCGACCAGGCGTTCCTCACCCGCTTGGCGGAGCGATACAAGGTGACCGCGAAGCCGGCCGACGGCGCGCTGGTGCTGGCGCCCAGGGGCAGTGGCGTCGCTAGCCCGGCGCCGACTGGTGCGGGCCGGGTGAGCGCAGCGCAGGCCGTGGGCCTGGCGCGACAGGCCGGCTTCAGCGGGCAGGACGCGATCACCATGGGCGCCATCGCCATGGCGGAGAGCAGCGGCAATGCGAGGGCCCACAACCCCAGACCGCCTGACAACAGCTACGGCCTCTGGCAGATCAACATGCTCGGCAGCATGGGCCCGGCCCGGCGGGCGCAGCTGGGCATCAGCAGCAACGAGGCACTGTTCGATCCGGCGACCAACGCCAGGGCGGCCCGCGCGATCTGGCAGCAGCAGGGCTTCGGCGCTTGGAGCACCTACACCTCCGGCGCCTACAAGGGCTACCTGAAGGCGGCGCAGGCTGGCGCCGGCACCGCTGCAGCGCAGCCGGCCTCGATGGCGATCGGCGGCTCGTTCACCGTGGCGGAGAACGAGTGCAGCAGGTGGAGCGCGCGCCTGAAGAACCGCGGCGCCTACGGCCAGGTGAAGGCGCGCTGGATCGATCGCACCACCAACACCGAGAAGGTCGTGACGCAGGGCCAGGCGGGCCCCGCGCCGGCCTACGAGGAGCGGCAGGTGTTCCGCACCCAGGCCGATGCCGAGGCGGCCGCCTCCAGCCGCCTGCAGTCCCTCCGCTCGGGCGAGGTGAGCATCGACCTGGAGATGGCCGGCCGGCCGGATCTGAACGCCGAGGGCACCATCACCCTGTCCGGGTTCCGGCCTGAGGTCGACGGGTCATGGAACATCCGCCGGGTGACGCACACCGTCGACGGCTCCGGGTTCCGCACCCGCGTGGAGGCCGGCACCCTGGGCGACGAGAACAACGACTGGGCGTCGGGATCGGACGGGCCGCGCGGGCGGAACAACGGCCTGCCGCCGAGCGAGAAGGCGCAGGTGATCGCCGGCGCTGCGGAGTCGGCCCGGGGCATGAACACCAGCGGGGGGCCATCGGGCGGGAACAACGCCTGCCTCTGGGCCGTGAACCGTGTGCTGCGACGCGCGGGGGTGACGCCACCATGGGGCGGCAGCACCTACGTTCCGACGGCACGGGCCTCGCTGGCGGCTGGCGCCGGCACGTTGCTCAGCGGACCGGAGCCGGGCGCCATCGCGATCATGCGCGACAACGGCAACCCGCCCTATCCGCACATCGGCGTGGTGGGCAACGACGGGCGGACGATCATCAGCAACAGCAGCAGCCGGGCCAGTTTCAGCTGGGCAGCTGGCGAAGGCAGCTACACCAGCACCTACGGCCGCACGCCTGAGTATTGGCGGCTGAAGTAGCCTGGCGAAGGGGGATCGTAGACGCATGCCCGAGGACGTGAATCATGGCGACATCCTGCGCGCCATCGGCCACCTGGAGGGCAAGCTCGATGCCATCCACGAGACGATGGCAAACAACCGATCCGACATCATCGAGGCATTCCGCCGGCTGAACCAGGCGGAGAAGCGCATCGCCCAGGGCGTGATCATCGCAGTGGTGGTCTCGATCGTGATGCCGCTGCTGGTGACGATGGCCGGGCCGCGCCTAGAGTTCGGGCCAGCTCGCGTCGAGCACACGCGATGAGCGACAACCTGATCACCGACCCGATCCCGTTCTTCGAGCACTGGAAGGGGCTCCCCCGTCAGCGGGCGGCGGTGCTGCAGTTCTGGGAGAAGGTGCCCGCCAGCCTGAAGAAGCGCGACTCCGAGCACTACAAGACCTGGCAGGCCGACGGGAAGCAGGCGAAGCCGCGCACGCTGACGAACCCCCTCCAGGTGCCGTACTACAGCCAGCGGGACAGCGAGACCGAGCACGCGCTCCGCATGTGCTTCAGCTCCGCCTGCGCCATGCTGCTGGAGACGATCCGGCCGGGCACCCTGCAGGGGCCCAATGCCGACGACGCCTACCTGGGCCGCGTGCTGCGCTACGGCGACACCACCGACCCAGACGCGCAGCTCAAGGCCTTGCAGTCGTTCGGCGTCACGGCGCGCCTGGTGAAGGACGCGGACTGGAGCGAGCTCGAGGAGCAGATCGATGCGGGCATCCCGGTGCCGATCGGCATCCTGCACAAGGGCCCGGCGTCGGCACCCTCCGGCGGCGGCCACTGGATCACCGCCATCGGCTACGACCCCAACGCCATCACGGTGCACGACCCGTTCGGCGACCTGGACCTGGTGGCCGGCCGCTACCTGAACAACTGGGGCGCCCGCCTCAGATACAGCCGCCAGAACCTCGGCCGTCGCTGGATGGTCGAGGGGCCCGGCACCGGCTGGGCCATCATTGCTCAACCTTGAAGGAGGAACCATGCTGAACTACCTGATCGACCACCGCCGCGAGCTGTTCGAGATCGCCCTCTCGGCGCACGCCACCGCCGTGCTGATCGTGAACCTGACCCCGACGCCGAAGGACGACGAGGCCGCCGGCGCCGCGGGCGTGATGATCCGCCAGGCCTACCGTGCCCTGGAGATCCTCGCCGGCATCGTGTTCCCGCTGGCGAAGCGCTGATCGATGGTGAACCGTGACGCGATGGTGAGGCAGCTCCGCCTCCACGAGGGGGAGCGCCTCAAGCCCTACCGCTGCACCGCCGGCAAGCTGACGATCGGCATCGGCCGCAACCTGGAGGACCGTGGCATCACCGCCGAGGAATCGGCGATGCTGCTGGCCAACGACATCGGCGCGATCGAGCGCCAGGTGCTGGCGGCCCTGCCCTGGGTGGGCGAGATGGACGAGGTGCGTCAGCGGGTCGTGGTCGACATGGCCTTCAACATGGGGATCGCCGGCCTGCTGGAGTTCCGGCGCACGCTGGGCGCCATGCAGAGCCGGCAGTACCAGCAGGCGGCCACGATGATGCTCGACTCGAAGTGGGCGAAGCAGGTCGGCGGCCGCGCTGAACGGCTGAGCCGGATGATGGCGACCGGCAAGGATCCGCGAGAGCTCTGGCCGCGCGCATGAAAAGTCCCCCCGAGCAGCAGCACCCCGGGGGGACAAGGCAACCAACCGTCATCAGTCTAGGCATCAGCCTCGGGGATGTCGACGAACACCGGCCAGCTCGGGTCGTGTGGGTCGTAGGCCTCTTCGAGGTGCTGGCGCAGCTCGTCGCGGCTGATCGTGATGGCGCCGCCCTGGACGGGCCACTGGCAGAAGCCGCTGCCCGTGCAGTGGCTGCGGAGCAGCTGATCGATGGTCGGGATGCTGGGGTACATGGCGTGGGTGCGAGTGGGCGGGTGGGGCCTCAGGCCGCCAGCAGGCGGCGGACCGTGGTGCGGCTGCAGCCCAGGCGGTCGGCGATGGCCTGCTGAGTGAGGCCGTCACGGCGCCACCGGCGGGCGCGCTGCTCGCGTGACTCGGTGAGCCAGAGCACGACCAGGAGAGGAAGCAGCAGGAGGGCCAGCAGCAGGGCCAGGGCGGAGGTGATGGTCATCGGAGGAAATGCAATGTGGTGGGGCGGCGGCGCGCTCGGCCTGCCGATGTGCTCACCGTACCGACCGGATCAGCCGGCAGCCGGTGGGCTGTCACAATCCTTCACAGACTGCTCGGCTCTGGCCTCAGCGCGCAGCTCCGCCAGGATCTGCTCGGCGGCCAGGCGCCGCTGGCGGGGCTCGTGCTTGCGCGCGCGCAGCTGGTTGCGGCTGGGATCATGCCCACGCCGCCGGGCGCAGATGGAGCACAGCGGCAGCCACCGATCGGTGGTGCACTTCGCCCCGCAGCTGGGGCAGATGGGCAGCGGCGGCAGCAGGCCCGCCTTGCGCATGCGGTAGCGCTTCATCGAGGCGCGGGCCTTCTGCCGCTGGAACTCAGCGGCTCGTGGACTGGTCATGGCGTGGTGGTGGTGATGTGAGCCCCCTTGCGGGGGCGTGGAGCGGTCACCCGCGCGGAGGGGTGACCGTGTAGCCGTGCGCCTCAAGGAGCGCGATGGCGGCCGCGATCTCGTCCGCGGGGAGCGCCGGCCGGGCAGCCGGTGCGGCCAGCTCGGTGGCGAGCCCGCGGTAGAGCCGCGCGTCGGCCTCGGCCAGTTCCCGGAGGGAAGCGCGAAGCGTGTCGGCGATGACGCCCATGGGTGGGGGTGCGTGGCTCCGCCATCATGCGCACCGCTGACGGTCGAGTGCCGCAGGTCGTCACAATCCGTCACACCCCCAGGTCGTCGCTCACCCGCTCCACCGCCGCCCGCGCCGCGTCATCCACCAGGTGGGCATACCGGCTGGTGGTCTGCGTGCTCCGGTGCCCCAGCAGCTGCCCGACCGTGCCCAGCGTCTGGCCGCCGCTCAGGCTGTAGGACGCGAACGTGTGCCGCAGGTCGTGCACCCGCAGGTCAGCCACCCCCGCCTCCTCGAGGAGCGCCAGCCACATCCGCCGGTAGCCCACCAGCGGGCGGTCGCCCGTCTCGCCCGGCACCACCCACCGGCTGCCGCCGGCCGCGGCCTCCATGCCACGCAGCACCGCCACCGCCCGATCGCTCAGCCGCACCTCGCTGGCCCCGGTCTTGCCGCGCTCGGCTGGCACCCGCAGCACGCCTCGGTTCCAGTCGATCTCCGACCACTGGGCGTTCATCACCTCGCGCAGCCGGGCACCGGTGAGCAGCAGCAGGCGCACCAGCTGGACGAACCGCCAGCGGATCGCCAGCGGGCCCGCCGCCTCCCATCGCTGCATCGCAGCACGCAGCCGGGCCAGCTCGTCCGGGCTGGCGTACCGCCGCCGCTGCCGCTCCGGGTGCGCCTTCACCCCCCGGGCCGGGTTGCTGCCCGCCGGCCGCCAGCCCCACTCCTCAGCCAGCCCCATCGCCACCCCAAGCACCTCCAGGGCCCGGTTGGCGGTCGCCGGCTGTGGATGGCAGGCATGCCACTCGCGCACCTGCTCGCGGGTGAGGGCGCCCACGCGCACGCGCGCGAAGGCCGGCAGCAGATGCCGCCGCCAGAGGATCTCGTCGTTCCGGCCGCTCCGCTTCCGGCTGGCGTGGGCCTGCAGGTGGCGGGCGGCGAGGGCCTCGATCGTCGGGACCTCCCTGGCGGCCCGGCGCTCCGCCGCCGGATCACCTCCGGCGCGCACGCGCGCGAGGGCGGCACGGGCCAGCTCGCGCGCCTGGTCGGGGGAGAGCTCCGCCGGTGTGCCCAGCTTCAGCTCGCGCTGCGCCCCGTCGACGCGGTGGCGCAGGTAGTAGGTGCGCTGGCCCGAGGGGAGCACCAGCAGGCAGAGGCCGGGCACTAGGGAGTCGTTGAGGCGGTACCGGCGGAGGCGGGGGATGGCGCGATCAACGGCGGTCTTGGTCAGCTTCATCGGTGCCCTCCCACGGCTGGCCCAGCGACGGATCCAGGAAGCGATCTGCATCTGCGCAATGGGACCGCATAAGGCGTTGAGCACCGGCCCACCGCTCGACCGTCAAATCTCCAGTCGGGAAGCTGTCGACCTCGTCGAGCATCATCACCTTCGGCAGGGGATGGCTTCTGAAGCTCGACCTTGCGCTGGCCAGCCAGATTCGGCCGCCGAAGTAGGGAGGGTTCCACCTGCCATCGATCCGCCGCCCCCTGGCACGGCGCGCGCGGCGCTTGCGGCCGAAGTAGGTGGTGTCGCGATCGAGCTGCTGGCGAAGGATGTTCTTCTCCTGCTGGCGGTGCCACTGCGCCTCGCGACGGGCCTCGGCGCGCTTCCACTCCAGCTGGCGGGCAGCGGCAGCGAAGGCATCGACAATGCTGTCTGCTACCTCATGAGCAGCGCGGCCAATCCGCAGGAAGCTGGCTGTGAGCGCTTCGATCTGTGCTGGTGTGGGATAACCGGAGGGGATGGTCATGGCGGTCAGCGAGTGATGGGAGCCGTGGCCCCCGATGCAACGATCATCGATCCCACCGCCTGACCCCGCCATGCGCTCGCAACAACTCGTAACATTCCCACACCGTTCCCACAGATCGCCGGGAAGCGGAGGGATACACCGGGAACGGCCGGTAGTCCAGTCCCAGGGAAATCAAGGCTCAGTGATGCGGCGGGATCCCACGGTAGCCCGGAGCGTCATGCTCATAACCTGAAGGTCGCAGGTTCAAATCCTGCCCCCGCATCCAAGAAAAAGCCCCGCAGGCCAATGGCTTACGGGGCTTGAACATCCCGGGGACAGCCTACCGCGCGCCAGGCGTTCCCACACAGTTCCCACAGACGCCTCAGCTGTCGGCCCGCTGCTCCATTCGCCGCGGCTTGCATCCCCTGTGCTCGGCGTTGATCCGCCGCTCCAGGGCCACCAGCTCGCGGATCGCCATGGGCAGCTGCAGATCCTGAGCGAACCCGCAATGCAGGCAGCGGATCTGCGACGGGTGGCGGCTGGCGTCGATCACGAGGTGGTCAGCCATCGGCCTGCCCCACGATCCGCTCCAGCTCGTTCACTATGTCGAGCACGTCCTGGCGAATTCCCGGGGCGCCCTTGATCCGCACCGCCAGCGCCGTCAATGCCGCAGCCATGCAGGCCTCTGGCCAGTGGTCGTGCATCGGGCCAGGGCGCAGGGTCTCGGCGTGCCGCTCCCGGAATGCCGCCATGATCGCTTTGGTGGCAGGGGTCACAGCTGCCCCTCCAGCTCGGCGGCGATGGCGAGGAGTGCGGCGCGGATACCAGCGCGGGTTTGCACGTCGGAATACTGGCAGCAGTCTTCGTAGATCTGAGGATGCAGCTCAACCGGCACCACCTGATCCGCAGCAGCGCGGAGGGCGGCGGCTAGAGGGTGGCACTGAATGAGCGGCTTATCAGACCTGAGCAACTCAGCTCCGTAAGCATCAAGCACCTTTTGCGCGACGCGTGAAATAGCGGAGTCAGTCATCAGTCAACCTCAAGCATGAATCGAACGCTGCGGCCGAAGCCGAAGGTGCCCCATAGACGAGTCTGGCCACCACAGTTGCGCACTGAGTTGACCCACCACAGCGGCCCGATGCGGCCGTGGTCGGAGGTGATGGTGAAGGCGATCATGGATAGCGGCTCAGTTCGTTAGCGATGGCCCGCACGTCAGCGGAGATGATGCGCTGGCGCTCCATGATCGAGGCCAGCTCCAGCAGGGCGGCGACCACGGGCTGATGGATCCAGGTGGAGTCCACTGCCGTGCGGATGTCGGCGGCCAGCTGGGCGGGGTGCGTGGGGTCAGCCATCGGCCTGCTCCTGCGGCACCGGCAGCGCCCAGTGGGGCAGCCAGCGACTACGCCGATTCATGTCCCAATCGGACAATGGACGCAGAACGTATCTGTGAGGATCCCAGCCATAGCCGCTGAATCCGGGCACTGCAACCCAGACCTCACCTTCCTTGGTGCAATCCTGCGCCGTGGGCAGCCGCTCGGCCACGCTGACCGGCTCCGGCGCAGGGCGTAAGCCGGCGATGACGGCGCTGCACAGGTCGGCAATATCCTCAGCGCGAACGTTGCCTATCAACCTGGCGTCCGGTTCCCACGCAAGGGCGCATTCCAGCGCCTGAGCTGCGATGGATGCGATTCGCTCGGGCGTGCTTACGGGCTGGGCCTCGGCCAGCAGGGCGCGGGCGGCAGCCTCGAACGCTTCCCGGGTCATGCACAACTCTGTGCCGTATCCATAAGTTTTATCGTCGGCGTGCTGATCGAACAGCTCGCGCAGTCGGTCGCTCATCGCCCCACCTCCCGGCGGAGCTTGAGTGGCGGTGGGCCTTCGGGTCGCCTGGTGTTCTCGTGGGTGAAGCTGCGGCGCCAGTCAGGGTCGCGTTCACGTGCCAGCAGGGCGTCAGCCTCAGCCAGCAGCTCGGAGTAGAGGTTCACGCCATCGAGCTGCACTCGCAGCGCATGAGCCAGGCGGGCGATCAGCTCACGGTCGCTCATCGCTTCACCTTCCGGTCGTTGATGCTGCGCACGTTGTCCATGCTCCACGGCATGCGACGCGCGCGGCGGTTCTGTTCCATCCAGCTGTGCCAGGCGGCACCCATCAGGAAGCCCCACGCCATCGCGAGGCCGGCGGTCATTGCTTCAGTCACAGGGGATCTCCAATCGGGTGATGGTGAAGGCGCCGTAGCCCTGCCAGTAGTTCAGCCAGCCGTCGGCAGCGAGCTGATCCAGGCGGGTCACGGCCTCGGCAATGGTGCAGCCCCAGTGATCGGTGAGCGATGTGGCGCTGATCGAGAACGGGGCCGGGCCGAAGCTGGCCAGGCGGTGCAGGTCGCTCATCATGGGGCGTCGGTGATGTCGTCGCGGAAGCGCTCCAGCACCAGGCGCAGCCGCTGGTAGGGCTGCTGCTGAATCCGGTGATCGAGCAGGGTGAGGATCCGCTCGCGCTCCAGCATGACGCCGACCTGGCAGGCCTGGCTGTCGGGCAGCGCCAGCGGGTGGTCGGTGGTGGTCACCAGTCCCCCGGCATGCGGATCGAGACGAGCTGCGCGGTCGGCAGCTGGGCCCGGACGGCCAGCAGCGCGGCGTAGGCCGTGACGGCCTCGACCTCACGCCGGATCAGCCGGGCGCCGTGGCGCATCGTGACCTGATACAGGTCGGGCACCAGGGGGAAGCGAAGGGTGGGGTTCATGCAGCCTCCTGTTGCGCGAGCAGTGAAGACCGCAACGACTGAACCCATGCCGTGCGATCTGCAGCGCGCTGAAGTTCCTGGGCGTGCTGCTCTTCGTGATACTCGATATTGCGATTTATCCTTTGAGCTTCATCTGCCACCCATGTGCTTGCATCAGGTCGCGGTGCAGGTGTGAGCCAGTGACTCACATCACAGTCGAACTCGATGCTTTGCTCAATTTGAGTGCGCATGAAGCAATGAAGCTCAACATGGTCTGGCGTTGGCGGATTCCATGCGTTCACCCTTTCAAGCATGGTTTCGTATGCTGTGCGAATCCTGCGCCTGTCTTCAAGTATCCGAAGGCGTGTCGCTTCGGCTTCTTCCCATGCCTTTGCGGCAGCCTGGCGATGATCATCAGGGGTCATCGCAAGCAATGCGTGTAGCTCGGCGCGCGCCTTGTCTGCAGCACGCTGGTGGTAATCGCTTGCCTCAAACACATCAGGAATCCGATCGCCGCCTGATGGCTCATCGCGCAACGTTATGCACGCGCCAAAAGCACGCGCGCAATTCATAGCGTAGGTCTCAAAGCTGATTCCGTCTTTGATGTCAGCCGTGTATCCAGTGGGCATGGCTCACTACGGGGTGAAGTGGTTGCCGGGTAGGCCCCGGCGGGCCGTGGTGGGTCAGGCGACCCATTCAATGCTGACGCCCTGATCCGAAAGCACGTCGAGCATCTGGCCGACATGGCTCTTGCGGATGCTCATTCCGATGCAGGCAAAGCCCCCGACCTTGGCCATCGCAGCTTTGCCGGCCTCACTGACTGCAGTGAACTGCACTTCAGTGCTGCTGAATCCGTTGCCGGTTGCTTTGATGTCCATTTCCAGGGGCCGGCTGCGAGGCCGGTCGAAGTTGAACCGGGGCGGCGCCCCGATGCACACATCATGCAGCCGGCCGCCCACCTCACACCAGAGGCTGTAACAATCCTTCATGCCCATTCCCACCGCTGACCCCAGCTCGTCGCACGGCCGCTCTCCGCACACCGCCGCACCGTGCTGTCACCGCAGCTTGCTGCCTGCGCTGCCGCCCTGGTCGAGCCGTACACCCTGCCCGTGATCAGGCACCTCACCGCACGCCGGCCCGCAGACCACGGAGGCCGCACCGCACGCGCCGCCACCTCCTCGGCCAGCTCCGGATCCTCGAACAGCAGGAACAGCCCATCACGGCCCACTCCGTACCAGTCCTCAGGATGCTCGCGTGCTGCTGCCGCCAGGTCGCCGCGATGCACGAACGTGCGGTAGCCACTCCGCGCCAGCCGTGGCTCACGGTCCCGGATGATCCGCGTGATCCGCACCTTGCTCGCGCCGGTCAGCCTGGCCACCTCGTCGCGGCTCAGGTACACACCATCCGCGAAGGTGGAAAGCCCGCCGCGTTGCAGCCGGTTCCGCACCGCGAACTTCGCCCGCTGCGGGTATCCGTTCTTCAGCGCCCAGGTGTTGTAGCTCTGGCACAGCAAGGGCAGCGGCATCTCGCCGGCCAGGAACTCCAGCCGCGTCAGTTCTGCCTCACTCCATCGTGGCTTCTTCATGTGGTCCTACCGTTGGTTCAGATGCTGCACGCCGATGGAGCTCACCACCGCACAGCAGTTCGAGCTTGAGCGGATGCGCAGGACCATCGACGCCGCGGACGACATCACAGCCCTGCGCTCCCTCTGCCAGCAGTTGCTCTCCGCATGGCACAGCCAGCGGGCGGCGAACCTCTGGCTCATCCGTCAGCAGACGGGACAGGCGCCTCGAGCCTGCTGATCAGCCGGTCCAGATACCACCTGGCCTTCTTGGCATCCTGCAGCGGTTCACCCTTGAACCAGAGCCTTAGCAGGTACTTCAGCGCCTGCCAGTGGCAGCCGGCCGCCACCACATCAGGCGCCGCGGCGACCGCATCCTCGATCACCTCGATCGCCTCATGCCGCCCCGCCGTGTAGTGCTTGGGGTGGTTCACCAGGTCGTCGCTCATCCCCTGCTCTCCTGCACGGTGGTGTCCCCCACGTAGCGGCCGGTCTCGGCATACGAGCGACCCGGCTGGCTGGCCAGGTAGTGGACGATCAGCTGGCCGATCCGCATTCCAGGCCACAGCGCCTGCGCCTGCAGCTGGCGCACGTTGTGCAGCTCCAAGGTGAGGGCCCCGCGGAAGCCGGGATCGATCCAGCCGGCCATGAGGTGGTTCAATCCCTCCCTGGCGCGGCTGGACTTCAGCAGGAACTGCGCGCCGATGTCAGCCGTGAGGCTCACCTGCTCCATGGTGCACGCCAGGACGAACTGGCCGGGCCGGAGCCAGTACGGTTCCTCCTGGCTGTGCTGGCTGAGTGGGTAGGCCTTCAGCTCAGGCCCCTCCACGCTCTCTATCAGCAGGGTGTCACCGAGCCGGAGATCGAGGCTCGCAGGGTTCACCAGGTCAGGATCAAACGGCGTCACCAGACCATTGCGGCAACGGTTGGCGATCTGCCAGTCAACGAGGATGGCCATCAGAGGTTGATTGGGCGGGAGGACAGTTCGAGCTGTGAGATGCGCCAGGTCGTGCCGGCGTTGTCGATCGCTTCGTAGTGCGGCAGCGCACCGCCGGCGATCTGTCCGATGATCTGCACCTGGCCGGTGAGGTCCTGGCGCCAGCCGCGGACGTAGGCCAGGTCACCGGGGATGAACCGCCACGGCTGGGCGGCCAGTTCACGGGGCTTTCTCATTCGTCGTCGTGGGTGATGGGACGGATGGCGCGCACCTCGGCCGACATGCCGTAGCAGGCGCGCAGGGTGAAGGCATGCTCGATCGCATCATCGAGTGATGTCGTCGTCCATGCCTGGTCGGGCGATGGCATGAGCTGCACGCCGTCTGGTGTGATCGGGCCGAGCCAGCCACGCGCACGTTGGAGGCCGTAGCGGGTCGGGCTCATCGGATGTGGCGGCAGTTGTACCAGGAGTCGAGCGGGTGACAGCTGGCCTCGCGGACAGCGGGAGCGATCACCACCAGCACGGCGGTGATGAACACCACCAGGCCGGCGGCGATGCGACGGATGGGCAGGTCGGTCATGAGTCGGAGATGCGTGCGCGGTAGAGGTCGACTGAGGCATTGAGCCACTCGGCGCGGTCGGAGTAGCCGTACCGCTGGGCCAGCTCGGCGGCGATGTGCTCGGCGGCCAGCAGCGCCACTTGCTCCGGGTTGGGCACGTGGCGGGCCTGCAGCACCGCCGCGAGGCGGGCGCAGGGATTGTGATCAGGCATGAGCCTCCGTGGTAGTGGAGCGGCGTGCGCGGGGCTTGCGCCGGAGTTTCTCCGGCAGCACCAGCCCCTTGATCCTGGCCACCCGGGCGTTCAATGCCGCCCAGTCGTCGCAATTCTTAAAGCGGAAGTGCGCGGTGCCTTTCTTGTAGACCTTGAACTCGAAGAACCCCCAGTCGTGCCACACGCCGGCCTCCAGCCGGTTCAGGCCGCAGGCGGGATCTTCCACCTCGGCATAGGGGCGGCCGGTGATGTAGCAGAGCGCCTTGATCAGGTCGCGGATGCGCGGCATGTTGCCCTGCCACGTCTTCAGGCTCACCGTGCCGCCGCTCCAGTCCGGCTCCGCCAGGTAGGGGACGATGAACTTCTGGTTGAACAGGTACTGGCTGTTGGTAGCCCAGCCCTCCACCTGCCAGCGGTTCTCCTTCGTGTGCTTCGTCAGCTCGTCGAACGCTGCCTCCACCGCGCGGTCGATCCGCTGGTCGGTGGTGCCGGCGATGATCTGGAGCATGCGGAACAGGTTCCGCTCGGTGAACGGCACCGTGACCTGCTGCTCCACGAACCGGTTGATGTCGCCCTGCAGCTGGCTGGTGGCCTTCTCCCTTGGCAGCATCTCGTCGATCACGCTCTTCCAGAAGCTCTTCTGGAGCTCCTTGCGGAAGCGGTTCCGGGTGGCGGCGCAACCCTCCATCGTGATCTGCATGCCCAGCTCGCCCTTGTAGATGCCGTCGACCTGGGCCTTCAGCCGCACGCCGGCCGCCAGCTGCTCGTCGAAGATCCGGCAGGCCTCCACGTAGCGGTTCACCAGGTCGCGGCTTCGGCGGTAGGGGATGATCCCCTCGCCTTGGGCCTCGATGTCGTCGGGCCCCAGGAAGAACCCCTCGAACTCATCAGCGCCGGTTACACGTTGGCCGGGCTTCGTCAACCGCACCAGGCCGATCTCGCAGTCGGTGGTGCGCTCGGCATCGGTGAACACCGAGCCCAGGTTCAGGCTGGTGCCGTAGGAGCCGATCAGCGTGCGCAGCTCCCGGCTGGCGCGGAACCCGTAGCGGCTGTCGTCGATCGTGGCCCAGTTGCAGAGGGCGACGATCTCGCAGCCGGCCGGGGCGATGGCCCAGGCGTGCAGGATGTGCCGCTCGTCCGCCGAGAAGGGCGGGTTCATGCAGATCACATCGGCATGGCTGATCTGGTCGGATGTGACCTGCAGCCAGTCGCTGCCGATCAGCCTGCTGCTGGGGATGGCGGCCAGGATCGCCCGCAGCTTCGGCTCGGGCTCCACAGCCAACACCTCGGCGGCGCCGCGCTCCAAGGCCGCCTGCACCAGGTTGCCGCTGCCTGCGCTCGGCTCCACCACGGTGCGGCCGCGGAGATCGAGCGGGTCGAGCATGGTGACCGCCACCAGCTCCGGGGTGGGGTAGAAGTCGGGGTTGAACATCAGACCCGATCCTCGAAGCTCATGTGGGCCACCACCTTGTCGATCAGCCACTGCGGCACGGTCGGCGGCTTCGGCATCCAGCGACTGGCTGTCCAGGCTTGCGAGTAGGGATTCCACTCGGCGATCTGATCGAGCAGCTTGCGCTGGCCGTTGCTGCGGTGGAACCGCACGAGGTTGGGATTGCGACTGAAAGTCGGGTCTTGGGTGATCGTCCAGCCCGCGCCCGGCGTGTTGGCGTTGGCGGGTGACTGGTAGATGACGAGCGGTGCCATCACGCCGCCTCTCCGCGAGCGAAGCGGCGCACCGACTCGATCTCTTCGTCTGCGCGGCAGCGTTCCTGGGCAAGGCGGAAGGCCTGCTCCAGGCTGTCGGCCTCGATGAACAGGCCGCGGCCGATCACGTCTCCAAAGGGCTTGCGGTCGCGGTATTCGACTCTGAACAACATGGTGGTGAGAGCGATGGGATCGAGAGTGCCGCTTAGGGCATCACGGCGACAGTGCGGACGCCGGCCAGCGGCGAGCTGGGGTCGCTGGCGTGCTGGCGTGCCCAACGCTTCGCCTCGGTAAACGTCATGCCCCCAGGGCTGAAGATCGTGTGCTCCAGGTAGTCGTGAGCGTTCTGCTTGCTCCAAGGGCAGAAGGCCCAGCTGCCGCGGCCGCGCGGCTGGCGGGCGTGCTCGCGGTAGTAGGTGCTCGTGCAGATGTCCATTGGGTTGGTGGCGGTGGTTGCCTGAGGCCATCATCCGAGCGGCCAGCACCCCAGACCAGCGGCTGTCACAATCTGTAACGCGCTGATCCGGGGTGTGCCCGGGCCTCAGAACGGGATGTCGCTCTCCTGCCACTGCGGCTGCGCCGGCTGCTGCACCGGCCGCGGTGCTGCCACTGTGCCGTTCGCTGGGTTGGGTGCCCAGCCGGCCGCAGCCAGGTGCGGTGGCTGCGCAGCAGGAGCCGCCGGGGCTGGTGCCGGTGCCGCGGGGGCAGGCGCTCCAGCGGTTGGCATCAGCTTCCACTGCTCCACACGGCAGCACAGCATCATCTGCTCTTCGCCGGTGTTCCTGTTCGTCCAGCGGTCGGTCTTCACCCGCCCGATCACATGGACCTTCGAGCCCTTGCGGCACTGGTCAGCAAATGCCTGGCCCTCCTCACCCCATACTTCGAGCTTGATCCAGTCGGTTTGCTCGCGGTCGGCAAGGTGCGCGATGCCGATGTTCACGTTGGTCACGGACTTGCCGCTGTCCAGGAACCGAGTCTCAGGATCACGGCCAAGGTTGCCGATGAACTGATGCTGGCTCGCGCGGAGCAGTGTTGCGATGGGGTCGTTCATTGGGTCTGCTGAATGTTTGAAACGGATTGCTGCTGATGCAGCTGCTCGAATGCCTGTATCCCGTTGATGGGATACAGCACCCGTGCGCCAACACGGATGAATGGCGGGCCCTTGCCCGCATACCGCCAGTTGGCCAACGTCTGATCACTGAGCCGCCAGCGGTCTGACAGCTCCTTCGATGTAAGAAACTCCTTGTCACCCATAGGCTTCACTCCAACTCAAAACGGGTTGTGAGCATCGACCACCTCCGGTTCGATGAGTTCACTGTCAACCTGAGCATCCTGATCATGTTGTTCAGGTTCCTGGATAGGCTGAGCCTTGCCAGAATCGGGCGATGACTCCGCAGAGGTTGCGCTGGCCGCAATCTGTCGGTTCAGATCGGCCACCACGCTGGCGCCAGTTGCTTGTGCAGGTGCTGCCTCTCGAACGGTCACCTGCTCGACCTCTTCGCGCACGCCCAGGCCGAACAGCACCTCCGGCATGTAGAGGTTGATCAGCCGCGTGGCCGATCGCCACCGCAGCATCTGGCCGGGGATCGACTTGTACTTCGGGTTCTTCACCCAGTTGTCGGCGATCGCCTCACGCATAGTCACCGTGGCGCTGATCACCTCGCCGGTGTCGCGCAGCGTCGCAGAGGCCGTTACCTCCAGCGCTTCGCCCTGGCCCTTCGCCGTCCACGTGATCGGGCCCTGCAGCAGGCCCGACTTGTTGGCGCGGGCGATGGCGAACCGCGCCGACGTGTTCGGCCGCCCGTTGATCACGCTGATCTCCTGGAACAGCAGCATCGGATGCTCCCCCAGCTGCTCGGCGTAGAGCATGGCGACCAGGCATGCCTCGGGCTTGCCCTGGAAGTGAGCGGGCACCATGCCGCTCATGCTGAAGGCCTTCGCCAGCCGATACCGGTGGTCGAGGGCTGCGCCGTTGTGGAGGAAGTCCAGCGCGCCAGGGCTCGGCTGCTGGGTCGTGGTCGTGATCGCAGTGTCGGTCATGGATAGCGTTCGTTGAGAATGGCCTCGATCTGATCCGCGATCTGGTCGAGGGTGGGGTGAGGCATGCGAGCCTCGTCGTATTGCTTCGCAGTGACGCGGAGCATCTGGAGCACCGTGCGGCCGCCGTCAGCGAATGCCTCACGGTGCAGCCGGAGCAGCTGCTGGTAGGTGAGCAGGCGCCCCTCAGTCACGGCACCAGGCCGGCAGTTCGATGGGCTCCTGCACCAGGTCGCCGTAGCCAGGCCAGTTGCCGCTGGCGTGGCATTCAGCCAGCAGGTGCATGGCTGACTCGATCCGGCGCTGCCCGGCGGCGATCATCGCCCCGCTGGCGGGGTAGACCGCCACGGCATAGGGCCGTGCGCTCTCCACCGCGATGGTGATGAACTGCTCCGCCTCGAGTGCGCCCTGGTTCCACGCCGCCTGGACGTGATAATCCAGGTTCGCGATGGCCTTGGCGAACTCGACCCTGCTGGCGTCGCGGCACGTCTTCACGTCGACCACGATGCGCCGATCCTCCGAATGCCAGTCAGGCCTGGTCTTGCACTCCAGGCCGGTGGTCGGATCCGTCCACGTGTAACTGGCCTCCCGCCGGCCGGGCAGGTCGAGCAAGAAGCTGGCGGCCGGGTGCTTCCGCACGGCGTCGGCCATCCGGCGCACCTCCTCGGCATCCTCGGGGCTCAGCACGATCTTGCCGGCGCTCTCGCGCTCGAACTCGGCTGCCATTTCCTTGCCGGCCTTCGTCCGGCGATCGAAGCTGTGCTTCGGCACCGCAATGGTGCTGTCCCACAGCTCGGGCTCCAGCACCGCAGTGTGCAGCGCCGTGCCCTTGAGCATGGCGTCGGTGGGCGGCTTCTTCTCGCGGTCCTCCGCCAGGAACTGGTCGTAGTAGTGCAGGGGGCTGCGTCCGAGCACCTTGATCTGGCTGGGCGAGACGGCCTTGAGGTGGTGGTAGGCCTCGTTGGTCAGGCCGGGGTGGTGCTGCAGCTGGGAGGGCATCAGGCCACCTCCGTGCGGCGGCCGTGCGGTCGGTTCATACCCTGTGAATTGCGGGGGTCGTCTTCGACCCTACAGGCTTCCCGCTTCATCCCGGAACATCCTTTCACATACCTTCACATACTTGCGCATCGCCTTGATTTCACGGGAGAATCCGGCACTCTCACATCACTGTCAACCCCCAGCCTGTCGACTTCCACATGGTCTCTCTTCGACCCTTCCAGGCCACCGGCGTGCACGAGATCCGCGGGGCCTTCATGGACGGCCATCGCGCTGTGCTGTTCGTCCTGCCCACCGGCGGCGGCAAGACCTACACGTTCGTCCACATCGCCGAGAAGGCGGCCATCAAGGGCAATAGGGTCGCCATCCTCGTGCACCGGCAGGAGCTGGTGGATCAGGCCTCCCGATCACTCCACGCTATCGGCTGCAACCACGGCATCATTGCCGCTGGCTACCGGCAGGGCCTCCGCCAGGGCGTCCAGGTCGCATCTGTGCAGACCTTGGCCCGCAGGCTGCACCAGCTGCCGCCCGACTTCTTCCAGCTGCTGATCGTTGACGAGGCGCACCATGCCGTCGCCGGCACCTGGGCCAAGGTGCTGGCCGCCATGCCCCGGGCTCGAGTGCTGGGAGTCACTGCAACCCCGGAGCGCCTCGACGGCCGCGGCCTGGGTGATCAGTTCTCCGCCATGGTGACGGGCCCCGATGCCGCCTGGCTCACCGGTGAGGGCTTCCTGGTGCCGGCCCGCGTGTTCGCGCCTCCGAGCATCGACCTGTCGGGCGTGAAGCGGTTCGACTCGAAGAAGGGCCGGCACGACGCCGACGACATCCTCCGCCAGGGGCAGGCCATGGGGGATGCCGTCTCCCACTACAGGCGCACCATCGCCGAGCATCACAACGGCACGGCAATCGCGTTCTGCTGCTCAGTGGCCCACGCCGAGGCCGTCGCCCAGGCCTTCAACGATCAGGGCATCCCGGCTGCCACTCTTGACGGCTCCATGGATCGCGGCGTGCGCCGGCGCACCATCGCAGACCTCGGCGCTGGCGTGATCAAGGTCCTCACGTCCTGCGACATCATTTCAGAGGGCACTGACATTCCGTCGGTTACAGGCGCCATCCTCCTCAGGCCCACAGACAGCCTGGGCCTGCACCTGCAGCAGGTCGGCCGCGTGCTCAGGCCATGCCCCGGCAAGGCTCACGCGGTGATCAACGACCACGTGGGGAACACGTTGAGGCATGGCTTGCCGACCGACGCACGCGACTGGAGCCTCGAAGGCCGGCCCAAGCGCAAGCGGGCCGCCAGTGACGCCATCCCGATCCGCATCTGCCCCAGCTGCTTCTCCGCCATCCCTTCCACCGCCAACCCATGCCCCGAGTGCGGCCACGTCGTCGAGCAGGCCCGCCGCGAGCTGGTGACGATCGAGGGCGACCTGCGCGAGCTCACCGCCGCTGAAGTGCGCCGCCAGGAGCGCCGCGAGGTGGTCCGGGCCCGCACTCGAGAGGAACTCGAAGCCATCGCCCGCGATCGGGGCTACAAGCCAGGATGGGTCAACCACATGCTCGCCGCACGGGGACAGCACCATGCCCAGAGGCCGTTCTGATGAACGCAAGGTCCAGGCCGACATCCAGCTGGCGGCCGGCTCCGGCCCCGCACGCCTCTGGCGAAACAACGTCGGCGCCCTCAAGGATGCCCAGGGCCAGCTCGTCACCTACGGCCTCTGCCCCGGCTCCAGCGACCTCATCGGCTTCCGCACCGTCGTCGTTACGCCCGACATGGTGGGGCAGCGTGTCGCCCTGTTCGCTGCCGTCGAGGTCAAGGACGGCGGCCGCCTCACCGATCAGCAGCAGGCCTTCATCAACCTCGTGCAGCAGGCCGGCGGCCTGGCCGGCGTCGCGCGCTCCGTTCCCGACGCTCTCTCCATCCTTCGTCTGTAACGAAACCTTGCGCCGCAGCTTCCAGCTGCCTGCTGCGCCCGTAGCGTCGGGGAGCACAGCTTGCTCTCCCTCGTGACCATTTCCCCCGAGACTGCCCTGCATCGCCTGCGGGGCCTCTACCGCGACGCCTGGCACTGCGACCCCAGCTCCGACGAGCTGGTGCTGCGTTGGGCCGAGAAGCCCGAGCACTGGGCCGAGATCCAGATCCGCCACCGCGGCTGGTCGTGGCACGCCACCGAGGCCACCGTGCGCCAATGCCGCCAGCTCTACCGCCGCGCCGCTCGCACCGTCACGCCCGCCGAATGAGCCGTACCCGTGTAACCGACCTGGCGGCCGGCCACTGGCCCGCCATCCTCGGCTCGCTGGCTGGCCTCACGCAGCAGCAGCTCACCGATCGCCATCAGCCTTGCCCCCTCTGCGGGGGAGAGGACCGCTACCGCTTCGACGATCAGGACGGCTCCGGCTCCTGGTTCTGCAACCGCTGCGGCGGTCGCGATCAGCACGGCGGGGCCGGCTCCGGCATGGACCTGCTCATGCGTCGCACCGGCTGGGACTTCCCGACCGCCGCTCAGCGCATCGAGGCCTTCCTCGGCGTCCCGTCCACCCCACAGCGCCCCGCCAGCGAGCCGCCCACCGCCGGCGCGGAATCGGTCTGGCGCTACTCGAGCACCTTCCTGGTCTGCCGGTTCCCGGGCAAGAAGATCCGCCCCCTCTGGTGGGATGGTGACGCCTGGCGCTGGAAGGCGCCCCCCGCACCTCGGCCGCTGCTGAACCTTGCGCAGCTGCAGGCCCGCCCTGATGCCCGCGTGCTGATCGTCGAGGGCGAGAAGGCAGCCGATGCCGCCGCGCGTCTCCTGGGTGATCACGTCGTGGTCGTCACCTGGCCGTCCGGCTGCAACGCCATCGGCAAGGCCGACTGGAGCCCCCTTCGGGGCCGGCACGTCACCCTCTGGCCCGACAACGACGACCCAGGCCGCCAGGCCATGGCGGAGCTCGGCCGCAAGCTCCTCGGCCTCGGCTGCACCCTCAAGGCCATCGCCAACGATCCGGCATTCCCGGATGGTTGGGACATCGCCGACGCCTCATGGTCTCCCGACGAGGCCCTCGCCTACGTCCGCGACCACATCAAGCCCATCGAGCTGCCCGAGCCTGAGCCCGAGCCTGAGCCCACCCCTGCTGCTGCACCTGCTTCAGCACCAGCGCCCGATCCGATCCGAGCCACCTCCGCCTACTTCACCTGCCTCGGCTTCGACAACGACGCCTACTACTACCAGCCACACCGCACCGGCCAGGTGATGCGCCTCTCGCGCTCCTCCCATTCCGGCACCAACCTCTGCGCACTCGCTCCACTGGCCTACTGGGAGTCCGCTCACCCAGGCGGCCGCGGCGGCCCCAACTGGACCGCCGCAGCATCCGATCTCTTCGAGCAGCAGGCCCGCATCGGCGTCTACTGCCCCGATCGGATCCGCGGCCGCGGCGCATGGTGGGATCGCAACCGCTCCGTGCTCCACCTCGGCGATCGCCTCATCGTCGACGGCATCGAGCAGACCGTCTGCGACCGCCTGGCAGGCAGCTCCTACCTCTACCAGCGCCTGAGCTCACTCCAGGGCCCCACCGGCGCTGAGCCGCTCTCCGATGACGAGGCCTTGATCCTCGCCCTCATCGCACAGCGCTTCCACTGGGAGGTGCCCGCATCCGGCTTGCTCCTCGCTGGCTGGGTCACCCTTGCGCCTGTCTGCGGCGCCCTCGACTGGCGGCCGCACGCCTGGCTGACCGCCGGCGCCGGCTCAGGGAAGTCCGCGATCCTCGATCGCTACGTCACCCCCCTCCTGGGTGATCTCGCCTTGGTGGTCGCGGGCAACACCACCGAGCCCGGCATCCGCCAGGCGCTTCGCGCCGATGCCCTTCCCGTCGTGTTCGACGAGGCCGAATCCAACGAGAAGCCCGATCAGGCGCGCATGCAGGCCATCCTCGGCCTCGCTCGAGTCGCATCATCCGAGAGCCGGGCCCACACCCTGAAGGGCTCACCCGAAGGTGACACGCAGCGGTACTCGATCCGCTCCATGTTCCTGCTCTCGTCGATCGCCACCGCCCTGCGTCAGGGCGCCGACAAGAGCCGGTTCGCGCAGCTCACCCTCCGCAACCCCGCCGAGATCCCCAAGGCCGAGCGCCTGTCCCACTGGGAGGCCCTCGACCGCGATCTCGACCGCTACGTCTCCGATGACATCGGCCGCCGCCTCCAGGCCCGCACCGTGGCCCTCATCCCGGCCATTCGCGCCTCGATCCGCGTCTTCGCCCGGGCCGCGGCCGAGCGGTTCGACTCCCAGCGTCTGGGGGACCAGTACGGCACCCTCCTCGCCGGCGCATGGTCCCTCCACAGCTCCGAACCGGCCACCGCCGACCAGGCCCGTCAGCTGATCGAATCCAACGACTGGGAGCCCTACAGCCAGGCCGTCGAGATCCCCGACGAGCGGCGCTGCATCCAGCGCATCCTCCAGCACCAGCTCCGCGTCGAGGCCGAGAAGGTGCTCACCCGATCGATCGGGGAGCTCGTCGACCTCGCCCTGCATCGCGAGCACGACTTCCACGTCTGCGCCGATCTGGCCCATTCCACCCTCGGCCGCCATGGCATTCGACCCGACGGCAACGCGGTGCTGATCTCGAACAACGCCGAGGCCATCGGCCGCATCCTGGCCGACACGCCATGGTCGAATTGCTGGCCCACCGTCCTCACGCGACTGCCTGGAGCGGCCAAGGCGGGCTCGATCTACTTCAAAGGCGCGGGCACCACCTCGCGAGCCGTGAGAGTGCCCCTTGATGCCGTCGATCGGGCCGATCCACCGTGAGAAACCCCCCGACCGTGAGAAACCCGTGAGGCCCGAATCCCTTCCTGCACAAGGGGTTTGGGCCTCTCTCACGTTCTCACGCTTTCCGCCGGGAGAGAGCCCCCCATAGAGAAGGGGAATGTGTGTGTAAGGGGGGAAGGGGGGACCCCTCCTATGTAACTGTCTTTCTGAAAAAAGGTGTGAGAGTGTGAGAAGGCCCCCAGACCCCAGGCCACCACTGACTTTCGCGTCTCACGCCGACCGTGAGAAGACCGTGAGAAGCGTGAGGGCTCAAGGCCAGCCAGACTGATCCCACCGGAGGCCTCGCCCCATGGCTCAGATCGACATCTCCGCCAAGCTTCTCGGGGACGAGGAGCTCTCCCAGACCCTGGCCAAGCTCTCCGCCCTGGACGTGCCCAAGGCCATCCGCGCTGGCGTCCGTGACGCCGCCAGGGCAGGCCGAACCACCCTGGCCAAGTCCATCGGCCAGCGCTACAGCCTCTCCGCAGCACGCATCAAGCAGGACGTCTCCCAGGCCCAGTTCCGCGATGACGGCCAGACCGCTGTCATCCGCACCTCCCGCAAGCCCATCACGGCCATGCAGTTCAAGCCCAAGGAGGTGCGCAAGGGGCTCTCCCTCAGCATCTACCGGGGACAGCGCACCGTCGTCCGATCGGGCTTCCTGGCCAAGGGCTTGCCCTTCCGGCGTAGGGGGCCCGAGCGCATGCCCCTCGATGTCATCCATGGCCCATCCATCCACGCCATCTACGTGGGAGGGAAGTGGTCTCCTGCCTTGCAGGCACGCACTGAGCTGCGCATCGAGGATGCGCTGCAGACAGGGATCCTGCGCGCCCTGGGGGCCATGGGCAGGGGCTACGGCCGCGCGCGGGGCTGATCGCAACCGCAACCGCAACCACCCCCGCACCGCACCCCCCACCCCCCACCCCACCCCCCCCACGGCCTTGGGTCCTCCTGGGACCCCGACGGGTGCGGGTCCGCGAGC